AGTGACCTGCACCTGGTGGACCACAGTGGAGCCAACCATACTCAGCAGAGGTTGCCCTGCTTGTAGGGTCTGTCCTTGGTGCTGCACCAATCCCTGGAGCGAGTGCCCTAAAGATTGGAGCGCAGACGGATACTGCAGTATCTGTACCACCAACCATAAGACAATATCCACGGTCCAGACCATAAACACCACCACTAGTGCCGCAGTCAATATATTGGATGCCCAATTTAGAAAGACGTTCTGCCCTTTTCCGACTGTCCGTAAAATTGGAATTGCCATGATCAATAATAATATCGCCTTCGTTACAAAACCGTAATAACTCATTGAGGGTTCCATCAACTGTTTCTGCAGGGACCACCATCATATAGACACCAGGTCCTCTGTCACCTACTACTTGAACAAGGCTTTGCAGAGAAGTGGTAAATCCACTGATATAACCCTTCTCATACTGCTCTTCAGCTTTCTGAACGTTGTTGCGATACCCATGAACCTCGTGCCCTGCTTTGATGAGACGGCGGGACATGCCTTCGCCCATCCGTCCAAGACCAATCATTCCGATTTTCATTGAATCCTCTCAATAACTCTGAGCATCCCATCGGCATAACCGATGAGTGCAATTGAACCTAGTATGATACTAATAGTGGACGCATTACGATTGTGTTTTGCCATTGCGGCATCAATCATCGTCTGTACTTCTTGCTTCGTCGGGTGAGTCATGGTTAGTGAATGGTTCCCAATGTTGCCAACCGTATTTGTGCACTGCCCACATACCAAGGACAGGTACAAACACTAGTGCTAGACATAGAAGTGACAGAGTGTATGGGTTATTTAGAACGAATGCAGAAAATTGACCTGCTTCGTGTGTCAAGCCGGATAATCCCATTTGGTTATGAAGTCCGTTTTGTGCTGGGGACCCCACTGTCCTTCATGATAGATGTAAGGTGCGGTGCGTACAGGACAAGTATCGCCAGTGCACAATAGGTTGTCAACGATTCGCCAGGATTCCAACACTTCGTCTGCATGAACAAAGTGTGATTGGTCACCATTTATAGAATCGTATAGCAACTTCTCGTATCCATCGACACCCAACCAGTCAGGATAACGGTGGGTGAGTGTTGCAAGTTCAACCTCCTCGCTCATGCCAGGAGACTTCACATCGATCTGAATATCAAGGTGTGAGTGGGGTTGTAAACGCATAACGATACGACCAGGAGTCTCACCTTCAAACAGTCCGATAGGAGGTGCTTTCAGTTTGACTACGACCTCAACACATTGGTAAGGCATCTTCTTACCAGTCATGAAGTAGAAGGGAACACCCTCCCACCTCCAGTTATCAATGTAGATGTCACCAGCAACAAACGTTTGAGTGCTACTGAAAGCATCCACACCTTCTTCTTGCTTGTACGACTCGTACTGACCGGTAATAAATTTATTACCGAGTCTGGTCGCAGCAAGAACCTTTGTCTTTTCTCTACGAATCTCCCGTGCATTCATGCGACTGGGTGACTCCATCGCAATGAGAGATAGGACTTGCAGCATGTGGTTCTGCAGCATGTCACGCACAGCACCAGCATGTTCATAATATTGTGCCCTACCTTCACAACCAATAGTTTCGGTTGCAAAGATCTGGACCTCTTCTATATACTGCCTGTTCCAAAGTGGTTCAAGAAGTACATTCCCAAACCGAGTAGCAAGAATGTTGTTGACAGTATCTTTGCCAAGATAATGGTCAATGCGATAAACTTGTTTCTCGCGTAGATGTCGCTCCACCACTGACTGTAGATGATCAGCAGATTTATAGTTGTGCCCAAAGGGTTTCTCAATAACAACACGCGATGTTTCTGGGTCATCTAAAAGACCTGCTTGCTTGAGGTTGATGATTGCCCACTCGTATCTTTCTGGTGGTACAGATAAGAAATAAGTTGTGTCGTCACTTTCTGGAAGGTTCTTCAGACTCTCCGGGTTGTCTAGGTCACAAGACACATAGTCAAGAAGGTCAGTGAATTCCTGAGGGTAGTCCCCCAGGGTCTCCACCCAACTGTCACGACCAGGATCTCTCCTAGAAGCACCAGTGATTACGAAATTCTCAGGGAGAAGTGTCTTCTCCCACAGTTTATGAAGGGCAGGAATCAGCTTCCTTCTACAAAGATCTCCAGTGGCACCGAAGATAACGATGCCACTAGTGAGCGGTTCCGTTTCCATCATATTTGTCGGTTTCGTAGTAGTTATTTTCACCCTTTCGTACCCCGAAATAGATGGTGGTACATACAAAGGGTATTGCTGCCCAAAGAAGGACATCAGCGAAGATCACGATTTCTTGGGGGGAACAACTGGGGGAGCACCACCGTCAACGGAAGGAGGTTGAGTTCCAATCGTCAGAGGTGCTTGTTCGATTCTAATCGTTTGTGCAGGTGCTGTCTGTGCAGCTGCAGCAATTAGTTTCTCAAGGTCGGCTTTACTTATACCACCACCTCCATTAGCCATACTACCTTTTTTAGCCGTTTGAACCCCAAACGTAGCTAAAACCCCAGTAAACACGCTGGCTATGAACGTGGGATCGAGATCCTGTTTAGGGATCTTCAATGCTTCGGGCAGTTCTACATATGCCAGGGTAAGAATACCACCTGACCAGATAAGAATACCAAGACGAACAAGTGTAGACAGTGCCGCCAGTCGTTCGTCTTGATCTTCCTTCTCTTCCTTCTTATCTTTCTTTGGTTGCCCTAACCAATTCTTCTTTACCTTCTTCTCTTCAGTCGCCTTAGGTTGTTCGTCCATACGCCAGTAAGACACTGGAGATATTTAGAACGGGACTACTCCACCGGTCGCTTTAGGCAGTGCAGGAACGTCCATTTGCTTGACAATAGCGTCCTGGACTCCTTTGGTGACACGCTCTTTGATGTTCTGTTGGATTTTGTCTTTGTTTACATACACATAACCAGCAGTGCCGACAACGCCGACGCTAGTTACGAATGAAAAGATAGACATCAGACTAAGAATCTTCTGCATGTTCCTCCATGGGGGTCAATGTGTACAAGGTTTCTGCTCTATAACGAAGATAGGTCTGGAAACTCTGCTCAACACCGATGGTGGTTTTGTTTCCTTGACTCACCCAGTCATGGCAGAACTCATAGACGAGTCTGCAATGATCATTTAGGTGATGAGACAGGGCACGAAATACATCGGCACGTAGTTGCATGCGTTCTTCTGAGTAACGCCAGTCATCCATCGCGCTGGGCTCTAATAAAGCTTTCCGCATCGAGGACAACAAGGGGTTTCCTTCCATTCTTTTTTATAAAGAGAATCGGTTCGTAGTCACCACAGTTTGCACATGCTTGGTCATATGCATCCCAAACATTTAGTCTCTCTGTGTTCTTACATTCTACTGAGAAAGGAAACTTTTGTCTAGCAGCACGTGCCATAATGATATCTTCTCCACCAGCACCCATAGATCTAGACTCAACATCCTCAGGATGTACCTCTAGCATTTCTATAAGTTTAGTTCTAACCCACTGTTGGAGTCTTCTACCCTTAGCCTTAGCAGACTGAACCCTCATTACCTAGTCGTTCACGTACTATATCTATAACGTATTTTGCTATGGTCTTATGACCCTCTATAGAAGGGTGTCCATCGTTGGGTATTTTGTCATAACGGAATAGTCCTGGAGGCCATTCACATTCACCATCGTGTGTGCCTCTGAAGTACATGTCATATTTGTTGTCAGTCTGTGTAGGTTTTAGTAGTGTACTAAAGAAAGATCTGTCTGATCGTCCTATAGATGCAACGTATGCCTTCATTGCATGATATGCAACACTCTCCCTAGTCTTTCCAAGTTCGTCAGTGTAAATCCTACTAAGTCCAAAGTCTATCCACTGTGCAAACTTAGGTCCTTCTACACGTCCCCATCTCGATATACATTTATCTAAAAGGTTTCCATGCTTACCACATTCATGTGAATATCCTATCCACCTCTTCTTTTTCCTATCATAAAACTCACCCCTAATAGGAATGGTGGTTTGAAGAAAATAAAAATCGTAAAC